AGCTCGCGGCGTTCACTCCCTCTCGGGGGTAAAGCGACTTCAAGAACTCGCCGACGGAGATCTGCTCACCCGTTGCCGGCACAACCACTGAGAGGCGCTTCGCGCTGCGCAGCGTGTTCTTGTCTGCGCGCTCGTCCCGGACCAGGACGAATTCGATCGCTTGTTTGATCTGAGGATGCGCCGCGAGGAGTGATAAAGGATCTCGTGAAGCGACATTAAAGAGCCTTCGAAGTTCCGATTTTAAGCGGCGCTGATGACCGGGGGAGATCGAGAATTCTTTTTCGATTTGCTCTTCCGCTTCGGCGATATTAACAGCGGAGAATGATTCAAGGAGAGCATCGACCTTCCGGAGGACCTCCGGCGTGATGCGATCGTGGGGGACGAAGGCGAGTTCCACGTTCGGAGTTTCGAGTTCCGAGTTCTGCGTTTTTTGCATCCCGCTGTTTTCTAGCGGGACGAGTTCCGAGTTGACGGGCGGCAGATCTGCGGTCATGGGAGGTCCTCGAGTGTGCGCAGTGGCTCGCAGAAGAGGCCGAGCTGCTGCCGGTTGGATTGTTTGCGACGCTTGAGCTCCTCCTTCATATAATGCAGCAGGCGATAATCTTCGGTCTCGGCCATGATCACGAGCGCGTCCTCGTAGCCGAGCTTCGCGCCGTTGCCGCTTCCCCGCGGCTCGCACATCTTCCTGAGCGTGCTTTCGTTCTTGTGGCCGATAGCGGAGGCGAGATGTGCGAAGCCGTCGAACGTGAGATCCACGCGGCGGATGCGCTCCTTCAACTCGAAGTCCTTGATCGTGGCGTATAAGATCAGATGGTAATCAAGCATGATAGTTCCGAGTTCGGAGTTTCGAGTTCAGAGTTCAGAGTTTAGAGTTCAGAGTCCCAAGTTCAAAGTTCCAAGTCCGTTGAAGATTGAGCGGGGTCTGGAAGCTTAGGTCGTTGCGCGTTCGGGTCGGCGAAGGGGACGATCTCGTTGACCAGGGCCTTGACTACCGGAGAGATCGTGCAGATGCCCGGGATGGCGACGAGATTGGTAGTCAGGCCGGCCGCGTGCGCTTGCTGGATCGCGACGTTGAGCTTGTCGATCAGCTCGAAGATCTTATTTGCGAGGATCTGTTTTTCTTCAGTCGTGAACACGGTGGTGGCCATTGGGATCTCCCTGTTTTCCTATTGCGAGAGTTTTTTCTGCGGAAGTTTGTCGTTCCGGATCTCCTTGCGGAAGAATTCAAACAATCGATAGTCTTTCGTCTCACGAATGATTCGAATCGCGTCCTCAAAGCCCAGCTTGGCGCCATTTGAACTCTCGCGCGGCTCGCACATTTTCCGGATTGTGGACTCGTTTCTGTGACCGAGTTTCCCCGCGAGATACCTAAAGCCGTCAAACGAGAAGTCGTTCCTGGCAACACGTTCACTCAGTTGGAAATCCAGAATGACGGAATAAAGTAGCCTGTAGAAGGAAAGGCCGTCGCCGGCTGGGCGGCGAGGCGTAAGACTCCGATAGGGCCGTCTGAACCATTCAAGTATTTCGCTAAGGATTTTCATTGAGGATCTCCTGCGAATTTGGCGCAACAGTTTTTGATTGCGCTGCGTCGCTCGATTGCGTAAGTTGCGGATGTGATTTGCGTGTGGGATATTCGATGCCGCACCCCCGGCACAAAGGAGGCTTGCGAGCCTTGACGATCATGATTCTCTCTTCAATGAGCCAGCGGCGGATGAGTTTTCGATCCCGCTTGGAGATTTTCGAGAAACGGGCATTGAAATAATGGTAGACACGATCATAGCCGATTCGAAGGATCTGTGAGAGGCGGTAGAGCGTGATCCCGCGCTCCTTGAGAGTCAGTCGATAAGCCTGAAGTCGCTCAAACCGTGTCATTGGTCGGGTAGGGGTTTTCGGGCGACTTTGGTTCAATGAAATCAGTAGTAGGGAATTTCCCTAATTCTGAGGTTGGAGTGCCATCGGAGGGCGTCGCAAACAGTCTTTTGAGGTCAGACCGTTGGACGATCTGATTCAGCGTGTAACCATGATCAATAATCCACCGCATGAACCCATGGAACTCAGGGCTCTTTGGGTCCGTGATTTGCAACTCGAGAAACCGGTCCACCGCGTACTGTGGAAGCACCCGCGTCTTCTTGGCGATGGAGAATCCGCTGACGCCATCGCTCTTCATCACGCGTCTCATCGCAAGTTTGTGCAGCGCCGCGATGTCCGGTTTACCGAAAGCGGATTCAGGGAATCTCTTCAGGAGTTCAAGTCCAACGAGATTCGAGCGGATGAGAGTGTCACGGTCGAGCGGTGGCAACGCGGTGTCGGGCACGAAGGGGATCCGGAAGAAACGGACAGCGCTGCTTGGCGGCATGACGATGACGCGAGGCGGCCCGACGAACTTCTCCTTTTCAAGGACTTCCTTGATGAACATTCCCATCTCAAGGAGATCGTTCCGGCAGCGGCCGCAGACGTGGATGATCTTGCCGCGGAGCGTTTTGAACTCGTAGATCGGCAACGATGTTCGGCAGCAGCGACAGCAATTCTCAGGTTTTCGTTTCATGCCGGTTGCTTTTTTGCCGTCCGGTCGAGATAGCGTTTCATCCGGGCGAGGAGCTTGGGGCTTTTGCCGTTGATCGCGTGCGTGACGGCTCCCTTACTCCGATTGAGACGCTTGGCAATCGTCTTATGCATGATGTGCCTGCGCCTCAGCTCAGCGTAAATCTCGATGGGATCGATCGGTTGATTTTTCGGCGACTCCTTCATAGCTTAAGCCTCAACTGGTTTATGGGTGCACGGATATAGGATGAATATACGACACTTGCCCTAAGATGTCAAGCAAAATCTTGAGTCACTTGCCCTAATCATATGGACATCACAATCGGCGAAAGATTAAGGCAGTTTTCGGCGGGATTCGGAGGTCCGAGCAGTCTAGCTGCGAGACTCGGCATCTCGCCGCAGCAGCTTAATGATTACCTGAGCGGTCGCCGGATACCCGGGAACAAAATGCAAGCAAGGTTGCGCGACTTGGGCTGTGATACGATTTGGCTCATCACCGGCCAGACTCGAGATGATCTTGACAAAGCGGCGGATTCTTTCTTTATTCGCAAGGCAAGGGAACTGCTGCGAGAAGAATTCGCGATGATAGACGCCCTGAAGGAGGCTGGATTCGACACAGAAAAGAAAGTCCGGGATCTCATCAGGACGAGCAGGGCGGTGATGCTCGCGGCGGAAGAGATGGGTGGGTACAACACACAAAAGAAAGGGAGGAAGAAATGAGAACGGTAATAGAGTCCCGGTAGAATGCCTGAGAACAGACTCTATTTAGGTGACTGCCTCAACGTTCTCCGGGAAGAAATTCCCGATGAATCCGTTGATCTCGTCTACATTGATCCTCCCTTCAACAGCAAGCGCGACTACAGTATCTTTTTCGACAGTAAGGAGATCCAAACACAGCGAGTCGCCTTCGAGGATACCTGGACGCTGGTGAACATTCAAGACTCAATGGGTGATTTGCACACACTCAGGTATGATAAACTTCATTCGCTTCTCAAAGCTTATCAGGACGTGGCTCCGCATGCTTTCCCCTATCTCGTCATGATGTCTCTGAGGATCCTTGAGATCTATCGGGTCCTCAGAAGAACCGGAAGCTTCTATCTGCATTGCGATTCCACGATGAGCCACTACCTCAGGACCGTCTGCGACCTTATCTTTGGGCCTCAATACTTTAGGAATGAGATTCATTGGAAGAGAACTTTCAACTCTGGAAGCAGCAAGTCGATCGCAAAAAGATTTCCCACAAACACGGATACGATTTTGTTCTATACCAAGTCGGATGATTACACCTTCAACAGAGAATATCGCCCATACTCAGATGGCGCCTTAAAAAGGTATGACAAGGAGGATGAACGCGGCCGGTTCATGTGGGTTCCACTCAAGACCGTCTCGAAAGAGAGACTAGCGTTGCTCCGAAAGTCAGGCGAGATCCGGGAAGAGCCCGGACTCAAATACCCACGCTACAAAAAGTACTATGATTCATCAAAGGGACCATTGGTAGACAACATTTGGGATGACATCGGGCAGTTGGCTACCCGAGGTAAAGGCGAGCGCTTAGGATACCCAACACAGAAGCCGAAAGCACTTCTCAATCGAATTATTCAGATTAGTTCGGACAAGGACAACATGGTACTTGACGCCTTTTGTGGCTGCGGAACCACTATTGACGCTGCGGAAGGTCTCAAGAGGAATTGGATTGGCATCGATATTTCACCAATCGCTCTCTCGTTGATCAAACGAAGACTCAAGAAAACCTATGCTGGAGGTCTTTCTAGATTTGAGGTGAGAGGAATTCCGAAAGATGAACCGTCCGCAATCAGGCTTTGGGAGGAGAACCCTTTCGCGTTCCAGGATTGGTGGATCACAGAATTCGAAGCATTCTCCTCCACCTTCGGAACCAAGGGAGCTGATGAAGGCGTCGACGGAATCGCTCTCTACGCTGTGGACACCAAAGGCCGAACGCTTCGGGCCGCATTCCAGGTGAAAGGAGGGGAGACGGTCCAATCCAAGGACATGGATGCACTCCTCGGCGCTATGCATAAGCACAAATGCGAATTGGGAATATTTCTCACAACGACCGCGCCAACAAGGCCAATGATGGAAACTGCTTCCAAAGCTGGATATGTGAAGGTGCCGGGGTATGAGTTCCGCAAACTCCAGATCCTCACGCTGAAAGACTTTTTCAAAGGGAAGCGGCCGAAACTGCCGACCGTCAATATTACCTTCAAAGCAGCGCAGCACTCAGGAAGGAAAGGACATCAAATCGTTCTTGACATTGATTCGCGCGGTTCGTAACTTCTTACGGTAGAAAGCTGAAATAGCGGGTCATCCGATAACCCGCCACAAAGCATGGCGGGCAGGAGCCCGGCAGTAAAAGGGTCACGCGATAACAAGCGGCCCCACCCTGGTGATGGACAAGCAGGAATGCTTGTCCCACTAGGGTGGGGCTTTTTTTTGTCTCATCCCACTGGAAAGCAGCGGGGACTAAACAACACACGCCACCGTGACTGCATGCGAAAGACCATCATCTCATTTCTTCTCGGCATCGCCCTCGGCATCGGCTTTTTTGCCGGCATCTACTATTTCAGCGAGCAGGATGCCGAGGACCGGCAGGCTCGCGACGTGCTCGACTATGCAATCGATGAATGGACCATCGATCGAACGCGCGCCGAGGAACTGCTCTACGCGCAGATCAGGTACCAGCCCGAATTCTCGTTTTTCCGCAAAGGCTTCATCCCGGATACAGTCAAAGCGCTCGCAACGCGCGTGGAATCCATTTACAAAATCCCGCAAGGAGTGACGGTAGCACAATGGTGCCTGGAAAGCAGATTCGGACTGAGCGACCTGAGAGCGAAGAACTACTTCGGCCACACACTGGCGGCGGTGAAGCAATACATGGACCAGCCGATGTCAGTCTGGCGGCGGGAGAAAACGGTGATAGACGACTCGATCGTGACGGGGAAGCCCGTTGCATTCGCGAAGTACGGAAGTATGGCGGAATGTTTCGACGTGCACGGCAAGTATCTGAGTCGCTCAAAACTGTACGCGAACGCGTTCACCAAGACGTCCTCCGAGGAGTTCGCACGCGCATTATCTGAGCACTATGCCACGGACCCGGAGTACGCACTGAAGTTGATCGTGATCATGAGACGTTACAACCTAAACTGAGAGCGATTATGGGATCGACGAATCGAACGATGATGATCGGACAGCTCGAGGAGCTGAAGAGAAAGCGCGAACAGTTCCGCGTCGAGATCGACATGGCGGCAAAGAGTATCGTGCTGCATTTCGATCCAATGGACGCGGACCTCGTGTACGTCGACAAGATCTGTCCGGATCGGCTGAAAGTTTACCTCGCGCAGATCGAACGCGTGAAGAAGATGTACGACAGGGTCTCCGCCGAGATCAAGCGGCTGCAGGCGGAACTGGGAGAGAGCGAGGGCTGAGCGTGGGAATGAAAGCGTACATCGCGGCGCTCATGTCGATCGGGACGAGCGTCTACATCGTGCCCTGGGTGGACGAGCTGGTGAAGGTTTACATCATCGCCGTCGTCATTCTGGTGACCGTGTTTGTGAACCTGCTGTTTTGGTTCGCGCGAGCACGGGAGTTCATCATCAACCATTTTGTTGCCGCCATTATCCAGCGCGTCCTCAGCGATCACGACATCCAGAAATTGATCGACTGGCCGAGGAAACGCGAGGAGATCCGGGCGAACATCCAGGAACGGATGGGGAAAAAAGGTGACGACAGTGCCGAGTGAGAAACTACATCGATGCGTATCACACGTGATGGAGCAGGGACAGGACGAGTCCAGTGCGTACGCGATCTGCAGGACTTCGCTTGCCTTGTCCGCCGATGGATCGGAGGACGAGAAGGTCATCACAGCGTCGTGGGATGACATCCTGAAGAACGTGGCGCCACACCTCGAGAAAAAACCGAACACTACCGTGGCGAAGAAACCGCAGCGCCTTGTGATGAGCTCCGATCTCGGGGGCATGGCATCATCTCCGGACCGGATGAGCGAAGTGCAGCTCGTGCCGATCGGCGAATGGAGCGGGTATCAACAGGAAGATCCTGACACAGGCAAGCTGCGGCAATTGAAGTTCAAAGTCGGGGAAAACGACATCGCTGCGATGACGAATAACTTCGACTGGTTGGGCCGAGATCTTGTGATCGACTACGAGCACCAGACGCTGACAGGTGACCAGGCGCCGGCTGCCGGCTGGATCAAGCGGCTCATCAACAAAGGGAAGGAAGGTCTCTGGGCGGTTGTCGAATGGACCGATCAGGCGCTCAAGTATCTGCGCAACAAAGAGTACCGATTTCTTTCTCCGGTCTTCACGCTCGACGGGATCGATCCGAAGAGCGGCAGGAAGGTCGGCGCCATGCTTCTCAACGCCGCGCTCACCAACCAACCATTCTTTTCTGAACTCAAGCCGATTGTTTCAACATCTAAATCGACCGACAGGAATGTCGGTCCCAGTGGCACAGCCGACAAGAATGTCGGCCCCACTGCAATATTTCTAACTCAGGAGGAGTCGACCATGAAGAAAGTCATAGCAAAACTGATCGCGACGTTTAAGCTCGCGGAATCGGCGAGCGAGGATGATGTGCTCGCGAGGCTTGAGCAACATCTGACCGCAAGGGAACAGATCATTGCCGCGCACAACGAGCTCATCGGGGTGCTCGGCCTGAAGGCCGAGGCTACCGATGCAGATCTCAAGGCGGCCGTCGTCGTCGCCAAGGGGAACATCGCCGAGCTCGCGAGAGCCCTCGAGCTGAAGCCGGAGGCGACAGTCGAGGAGATCAAAGCGGCAATTGTGGTTGCAAAGGCCGGCGCGGGACAGCTTCCGCAAATGGCTGCGCGAGTGCAGGCGCTTGAGGCCAAAGATTTCGAACGCGAGTTCAACCGGATCATCGACGGAGCCTTCATTGCCGGCAAGATCCTGCCCGTGCAAATGAACGACACGAAGTGGATCGACGCGCAGAAGGTCCTCGCGAAGGACATCAAGGCATTCGAAGAGTTTTGGGGCAAACAGCCCGTGATCGGTCCGGTGCAGAAGATCCCGACCTACGGCGAGCCGGTCATAGCCGGGAAAGGCGACACGCCGGAAGACGAGACGATCGGGAAGGTCCTGGGCGTGACGGCTGAGCAGCGGAAGAAGTGGAATCCGGGGACGAACTAGATCCGAGTTCGCAGTTCCGAGTTCTGCGTTTTTTGCATCCCGCTGTTTTCTAACGGGACGAGTTTCGAGTTGACAGTTTGAACCACTATTAAAAGGAGTTTGAGATGAACACAATTCTTGTGTTGCTTGCGCTGGCGCTCATCATTGTGCTGGCGAAAGTCTTCCACTTCGTCCCGTTCGGTCTCGCGTTGACGGCGGACGCCGACACGCCCAGTCGTGAGGGAAGGAGTTTTTCCTACAAAGTCTATCAAGCGACAAAAATCTACGCGGGCGCCCTGGTGATGCTGAACGCGACCGGTTACGCCGTATCCGGCGCCACAGCGACCGGACAGGTAGCCGTCGGGCGAGCCAAATTCCAGGTGGATAATTCAGCCGGAGCGAGCGGGGATCTGAACGTTGAGGTCGAGGAAGGCGTGTTCCGCTTCAAGAACTCGGCGGCCGGCGACGCGATCACGATCGCCCAGATCGGTGACACGTGTTATATCGTGGATGACGAGACGGTCGCGAAAACGAACGGGACGAATACGCGATCTCCTGCCGGCTACACTGTCGACGTCGATGATGACGGCGTTTGGGTCAAGGTGCAGAACACGCTGTCGTTCGATGGCGATCTCGTGGCAGCGAATAACCTATCTGACGTCGCCAATCCCGCGACGGCGCGGGCGAACCTCGCTGCGAACAAAGTGACGCTGGAGCTTTTGGTCGCAGACCTGACCAGCGCTAGCGCGCTTGTCTATTATATCGTCTCTCCCGTTGCCGGGACGATCGTGAAAATCTATTCCGTTATCAACGGCGCTCTCACAGTGGGCAATGCAACGCTGACCGGCAAGATCGGAACGGTCGCGATCACGGATGGTGTCCTCACCATCACGCAGGCCGGGTCCGCTGCCGGGGACGTCGATGTAGCGACTCCTACGGCCGCTAACGTGGTGGCAATCGGGAATTACATCTCATTCACAGTCGGCGGAACGAACACGGCTGCGAAGACCGCGCAGGTAACGGTTTACATCGAGACGTAAAAGAAGACCGGGTCACAAAGGGCGGTTCAATGAACCGCCCCTACAGTTTTGGATCGATAATTTCTAAAGGAGAATCAAACAATGAAACGAATTTTGCTTGTTGCGATGCTGCTGGTCGTGGCGCTGCCGGCACTGGCGTCTGCAAAGACCGACATAAATGTCGGTCCTACTACCGGGTTGTTCCTTCTGCTGGGCACGGGAGCGCTCGGATTGGTGATCAGTCCGTCGACGATCACAGGGCTGTATAAAAACTTCAACACGATCTTCAATGAGGCGCTGAGCGCCGCGAAGCCGCAGTACGGTCAGGTGGCGATGGTCGTGCCATCGACTACAAGGGAAAACGGCTACGTCTGGCTCGGAGCATGGCCGAAGCTGCGTGAGTGGCTCGGCGATCGACAATTCCACAAGCTCGAGGCTTATGACTATTCGATCAAGAACAAAAAGTGGGAGTCGAGCGTGGAGATCCCGGAAGAGGACATCGAAGACGATAACTACGGAGTCTATCGACCGCTCACGGAAAGCATGGCCATCAGCGCCGGGATGCATCCGGACGAACTGATCTTCGCGTTGCTTAACAACGGCTTTGTCACTGGCAAAAGTTATGACGGGAAGACTTTCTTCGCTACCGATCACGGGAGCGGTGGGAACAAAGTGACACCGGCGCTTAGTTTTGCCGCCGGCGGAAGCTATTCGGTTGCGAAGACCGCGCTCGATAGGGTGAAGGATTCTAAAGGCAAGTACCTGTTCTCCGGAGCTGAGCGTGACATCCTCGTTGTACCGCCAGAACTGAAGGAAATGGCGATGACCGGATTGAACGCTGATTACCTGTCGGTAAGCAGTGGAAGCACGCAAAACAATCCTTGGAAGAATTCAGCGGATCTCGTGGCCAGTCCTCAGCTCAGCAGTGCGACGGCCTGGTTCTTGCTGCGGCCGTTCGGCGGCTTGAAACCGTTTATCTTTCAGACACGGCGCGCGATCCGATTTGTCACCAAGCAGGACCCGCAACAGAGTGACATGGTATTCTTGCGAGGGCAGTATGCGTTTGGCTGCGATGCGCGCTACAACGCCGGCTACGGTCTGCATCAGCTCGCGTACGGGAGTACCGGAACGACGTAACCTCACCCTGCCCTCTCCCAGAGGGAGAGGGGGGTTGAATCAAATCCCTTCGGGCTTCCCCGCCCGAACGACCAGGGCGGTCGGGCGGGTCCTCCTTCTCCCGATGGGGGCGGCCGTGCGTGGGGTGACCTGCGCACGGCTGCTAGTGGGCCGACACGAATGTCGACCCTACCGATGATGGGCGGTTGATATGGCATACTGCACGCAGAGCGACATATCGCCAGGCAAGCTCTCGACGGTCCAGCTCAAGAAATTGACGAGCGAGGACGGCCAGAGCGTTGTGGATGCCGTCGTTACACAGGCGATCAGCGAGGCTGATTCCGACATCGACTCGTACGCCGGGCGACGGTACGTCGTGCCGATGTCCCCGGTGCCGGCGAAGGTGAAGCAGCTCAGCGTTGCGATCGCCGTGTACAAATTGCATGAGAAACGGATCGCAGTGTTCGGGGGCACGATTCCGGAGTCGATCCGGGCGATGTTTGATGATGCGATCGCATTTTTGAAGGACGTGGCAAAAGGGATTGCAGTGATCGACGGCGCCATTGTGCCAACGGGGAATGCGGACAGGACCGGAGGCAGTTTCTCTGCGAGCGATCGGGTGTTCGGGAAAGATTCGCTTGATAGTTTGTGAGAGTAAACAGTAAGCAGTAAACAGTAAACAGTGAACCGTGGGATCGTTTGACGATAGCGGGCTGCAAAAGACGCTGAGCGCGATGCTGCAGCGGGCAGAGACTCCGCAGAAACCCTTGCGCGAGATCGGGTTCCTGATGGCGCAGGAGATGAAGACGAACATTGACCAGGGCGGACGGCCTGGTGCGTGGAAGAAATCGATTCGTGCAGAGAGACTCGGCGGGCAGACGCTCCGTGATTCCGGGACGCTGATGAACTCGATGACGTCGGAGGTGCAAGGCAATAGCGTGGCAGCCGGACCAACCGCGGTCGGCCGGAAGAAACTGAGCGATCCGAGGATCCTGGCAATCCTGGCGCGGGGCGGCACGATCCAGGCGAAGAACAAACCGTACCTGCGATTCCCGATTCCCGGCGGCGGCTGGGCACGGAAAAAGCAAGTGACGATCCCGGCGCGCGATTACACGTATGTCCCATCCGAAACGACGGAGACATTCGGAGAGATCGTGCGGAGGTATGTGGTGGGATGATACCGGTCAAAGACATACAGGACGCCTGGATCGCGGACATCAACGCGCATTTGAAGGGATCTCTCGGGATCAACACAGTCGAT